TCTTACGAACCTTGAAATCCCGTCCGCCATTGCTGAAATCGCTATCGCTCATTTTTATAATCCGCCGTTGCCAAGAATACTGTTAACTGTGATTCCATCAAAAACCCACTCCATCATTCCGCCTTCTTTGGCGTATGTGAGTGTAGCTTTTTTCTTAAAAGCTGCGGCCTGAACAACTGTGTAATCGCCCGACGCTGTATTGGTCACTGTGAAAACATTTTGACCCCAAAGCGCTGAACTTAAGCTTTGAGCATCATAGTAAGTTTGAAGCAAAGCATTTTGAGGTGACGTTTTTAACAACCTGATCGTCACTGTGCAACCATCCGATGCTATTAGAGAGTGTTGACCTTTGCCATCAGCTCCAATTGTCATCACGTTTTTGTCTTCGCTGGCTTCAATCGTGATGCCTTCTTCAGCCACGGATGCACCGGCACCAAGATTTAAAAACCCCGTTGGGCCTACCATCGTACAGTTTGTGTCTAAAAATGAATATGTTGCCATTTAAAATTCCCCTTATTGATTCACTGAAACCATGACGTCCACATATTGAATGGCGCCCGCGAGCTTGATTGCGACCTGGATCGGAGGCGCTATACGCGCATCTCTATTTGATTGAGATTGTTGAGCGATCGGCTGAGCGTAAATATAATAACCTGTTTTTAGATATTGCCCTTGTGACAAGCTGCCAAAACCAGCTGCATTCCAAATACCCGGTGCAGCCATTCCGTTATTGACAGCATCGTTACAAGCGTTAGCTATCACGCCTACGATTTGGTTAACACCTGCGTCGGTCTGAGGAATCTTCGTTGTGCTCGTGTAAAGCGCATTATAGACGTCAGTCTGGATATCATTTTGAAACCAATCACAGTTAAAAGTTTCGTCAAACCAACGTGGTCCGCTCATCACACCATTTTGAACAATTGAAGTACCATTGACATATTGAACGAACACGTTGCAACGCTTGGCAGTCAGAGTTGCAGCTTGAGTTTCTGTAAGATTTTCAGCCAAAACTAGAGGCTCTTGTTTGTACATCATGGTTAGCGTTGTGTTTGAGCCGCTAAAATTAACCGTGAACGCGCGACCAAAAAATGACGCCACGGCATAAGGCGTTTGGCTTGTGAACTGGATAAAAGAGTGCGTATAAGATTCAGCCATCATTTGCGACGCAAGGTCGGTCGTCGACAAAGAACTCAATGTGCTTGTGTCCATCGTTGTCACGCCATGAATTCGCGTGATCGACTGAGCTTCAATGAAACTAGAAACAGCCAAGCTTGCTGATGAGCTTATCGAAGCGGTCGCAGCAAACATGAGCCCATACCAAGCCGATGAAAGATTGCAGAGTGCGGTGACGCATTGAACCGGAGTTTCAGCAGCATAGCCCGGTATAAGAGCGAGGGATGTGCTGGCAGTTAAACCAAGAAGTGCTGAAATGTCTGAACCGGAAGCAGGGGAAGTTGCATATCCGACAGATGAAGCCGCAACGCCTCCTGCTAAGTCAGATCCTGAAACCGATAATACTGTGCTTGATTTTGCCAGAGAGAAGCTATTGCCGGCAGTTCCGATGGTGCCATAGGTGATTGTCAAAACGTTACCAGACAATGCATAGGTTGCAGGAGTTAAATCAGCGTTGCTAGAGGCCTGCAAGAACGCCAAAAGATTTGCTGCAGTTGCGGCCGGATTGGGTCCAATTAAAACCTGGTTTCCACTTGGGCTACTCGATTCGAAAGTGATCGCAAGTCCATTAACTGTGACCGTATCGGATGCCGAAGGATTTCCTGTAAAAGTTATTGTTCCTGTCGCAGCAGTGCCGGCTCCAGTTGTATTGCTCGTGATAACAAACTCGGTGCCATTCCATGAGCAAACAGCACCAGTCAATGAACCATTAATAGTTGATGCAACGCCATTTAAATTTGTGTCTGAGCTAAAATTCAATCCTGTTAAAGTTTTAGCGCTGCCATCGATTGTGATATCAAAGCCGCCGCTCGTAATGCTTGTGAAATTTGATAACACTTGCTGAGATGCAGTTAATATTTGTCCCAAGTTTTGGGCTGACGTCGCGGACGATAACCAGCGACCAATCATAAGGGTCGAAGGTTGTGGGCTCTGTCCGAAGTAAAGAAGAGCAGCTTGATATTCAGGGGCTGTTGTACCAAAATCGCTCGCTACTCCCGTGATAGAAGAATAAGTGCGAAATCTCTGAGCGCCGCTAATAACGCTCGAATCGCCAGCAATCATTAAGGTCGAGAATGAACGACCCGTGACGGCTTGTGGAGATAAAGTGACCGTGACATTTACTAAGTCCGATACTGATAACATTTTTAAAATCCTTTCACTGAACAAATGAGCGTACGGGCTGAACCTTCAGTAGAACCCGAAACGATTTGTAAATAATTCACCCCGTAAAAGTCTTGGGGATTAATAGCAGCATAAGTGCCCTGAGCAACCGTATAGCTAAGCGATGTTCCTGACGTTGATGTTTTCAAGGGAACAAATGTGCCAGTTGCGGTGCTGCACACGAGAAAAGTTAATGCGGTTCCGGTAAATGCGGCTGGAATCTGTATTCCACACAGAGTAAAACCACCGAGATTTATAACTGCCGATGTTGTGGTGCTGGCTGAGATAACTGCAGCCAAATTTGGATTGAAGTTACCTTGGTAACCTTCTACATAAGCCATTTTTAATCCCCTAGTCTCCTGCCTGCCAGTTTAGTGTAAATTCGCCGCTACCTAAAGAGTATATCGTGCCATTGGCAGAAAGTATGTTCACGACTGGGTAAGTGCGCTGCGTCTCTCGACGCAAAAAAATTGTCATTTCATATCGGTCAAACCAACGCTCGTTCACAAGCTCAGGCACACGAAGAGCAGATGACACGCCCGTATAACCCATGAGGCCCGCTTCTAGAGCTTGTAAGTTTTGAGGGATCTGGAAACCATCCCGAACAAGATAAGCTGTATCGAGAGCATTGGGGCCGTGAAACCCAACAGCGACCTCTAAGGTTTCCTGCATTTGATATTGGTAATTATTTTCGCTGTCGAAGCCCGTGAATGCGAATGAATCAGGAACGCTACGGGAAACGCCAAAGGAAATCCAATTAACATTAATGTCGGGATTTAATGGTGGCTGTTGCTGAAACTTTGGCCTAACAAATGAACCGGAGAGTTCTGACAAGCCGACGAGAATACCTTGTAGAAATTGATCAAGGGTAAATTGTCGAGGTAAAGCTGTTGTGACCCCTGGTGAAAGATATCCAGGTGCCTGGCTGTTGTTGCTCACGAAGGCCTCTCAGCTACGGCTACGCCCTCAGAATATCCAGGACCAAAGTTTGACCAATCGAATACGACTTGAACCTGATAACGCTTTCCACGAAAAACAAGAATGGTGGGATATTTACCACCGCCCGAGATAGGAATCGGGCTTTTTACCCAAAAGCTCGACATATCGGCTAAGCGCATGGCTTCGGGCAGTCTATTTAAAACCTTACCGGAAGCGGGTTGCACCGAGCCAAAAGCCGCACATGACGATTCGGTTACAAGGTTTTCTCCAAATGAATTAACAGCGGTTTGACGCACAATGATTGTGATTGGGTCAATGAAATCAGGATCTGAAAATAATTCGGAAACACCTAGTTGAGCCATTAATCCTTAACCACCCAGGTGATTGCGTTGCGCATTTGGCCAGTAACTATGAGCGACTTTTCGCCTTGGAAGCCTGCGGCTTTGCGCGCGGCGAGAGTCGCCGCCGAAGGACCCGGGAACCCTTCGCCCGAGTTGATGACTTTTTTGATCGAGTTGGATGCGACACTTCCGGCTCGGTTGTAGTACATGTCGATTTTTTCACTTCCGCCGTCCAGGGCTGCTTTTGCTGCTTTGCCCATGATTTCTCCAACCTCGTCTTTAACCGCATCAATGCCAAGCTGCATGACAGGCCGAGGCGGGATATTGTGCCGAGGAGAACCAAAATTATTGATCGCAAGAAGAGTGGCGTTATTGATACCATCAGATTCTTTCCTCTCAGTATTGTCCTCTGGGATTCCAACCAACACAGCTTCGCCTTTGAGTGATTTAACAATATCGTTAAAATTATCAGTAAAGTCAGACGTAACGGTTAGCTTCGGCTTACTCACAATTGCACCGGACGAGTTCCGAAAATGCGAATAAGTCGAATTAGCTGCTTACCATAGTTTGTGAGATTCCAATAACCCGCATCTTTTTCACTGGTAACTGCTGAATCATACCCTACGGTCGCGCCACCTACTGTTTTCGTATTGGCAATGCCGCCACTTGTGCCAGGAACGCCCCCCACGGTGGCCGAAGCCACGTTTTGCGCCGCGAGCGTTATTTCGTGAGCAGTATAGAGGCTCACCCCCGTGAGCCATGCTTTACACCAAACGTTTTGAGGCAATTGCATTTCTGCAAAATTTGACCAAAACAAAATCATGCTCGTTGGATAAGTCACAGAACTTGCAAACTCAGGGAATTGCGTCCTGAAAAGTGGAATATCAAAAGTCGTCGCCATGAGTCTCCTCTAGGCTTTTTTTTTGGCTCTCTTAGGCTCTTCTTCTTTCGGCACTACAGATAAACGTTCTGCCATTCTAAGATTTCGTTCTTCAAGCGTCTCTTGCTTTAAAACTTCTCCAGATTCAGCGGGCACGATATATTTCGATTTGAAATAAAGAGACATGGCAGGACTTGCCATGGTCTTTTCATCGAGCTCATGTTCACCTTTGGCATAAAGACGCCCTCCAATAAGGAGGGCGTGATTAAATTGTGCTTTCATTTAGATCCCATCAGCATAAGCAACAGTTTCAGGATAAACGAATTCAATTTGTCCGAAAGCATAGAGATAAGGAGCAGTAAAACGGATGCCTTGGTAATATGCAGTTTCGCGACGGATAGGCACCATTGGAAATCGCACTCGTTCTTCATCATTGGTATACGCGACCATTCGGTCAGTTGAGCCAGCGCCAAGACCTGGCAACCATTTGACAGGTTGAATGTCCAATTCTTTTCCATTGATTTGAAGAGAGATCGAATTCTCTTTTAAGAACTTGAGAATCGAAACGTTGCCAGCAGAACTAACTTTTTGGCTGGAGATGTAACCAAATTGAGCAGGAGGCAAAAGCAAATTGCTCGGGCAAACTGCATAAGCAGCGGCCTGCCATGTGCTGGTCAACAAAGTATTCACATCGGCCAAAATTTCATCAGGAGTTTTGTTAACCCACAATGTAGAACCCGAAACACCTGCAGCAACGACGCTCTCGGTGATTCCAGTATCATTGAGCAAGCCAGTGGCAGAAATATCGGTCGATCCGATATAAACCATTTGGTCTGTATTCATTTGATAAAGAGTATTGAGAGCTGCAATTTTTTGAACATCGATCGGTTGGCCAGTCAATTGCGAACGCTCAAGTTCAACAGAAGTATAACTGACTTCGCGAGCAAGCAAGCGAAGGGGCAGCACAACTCGTTGACCGTTGACCGAGACGCCAGGGATAGCTGATGTTTCAGCCGAAATCCAGGGCATGTTGCCAACGTTGTTCAAACTGCCGGCAGCTGCAAACGTCGAACGAATGAACGATGTCGATTCGTTTGACATTGTAATACCTGAACGGAGTTTAATGTCTCGGCCCCAGCTTACTGAAACGAGTGGCTCATAAAGTTTTCGGTCCAGGTTATCTAATTGGTTAATGAAATAGCTAAGGCTTGAATCCCTAGTTTTAAAACCGCGTCTATTGATCATATTATTTAAATCCTTCCCCTAAAAATTAACGTGCGATACGAAGTACAGTGTTGTTCGAAGCGTCTTTGCCGTCGAGTGCCCATTCAGCTTGAGTTAATGACAGAGCAACATTGTATGCATTGGTTGTAGCTTGGAAATCCCCAACAGCTCCACCGCCGCCGGTGCTGACACAAATATAAACGATTCCACCACGAGCCGGTGTTCCGACAGTGCAAAGAACGTTTACATATCCACGAACCATCATGCCCTGAGTCTGAGGAGGGTTCGGAATTGCATCATAAAGACCTTGGTTTGAGTTTCCACCGATACCTGGGGCTTCTCGCACCAGAACTCCAGCGAAATCTGCTGCTACGTTTGATGTTTGAAATTGACTAGCGCCGCCTGTTGCATAAGCCAAAGGAATACCGAAAGCTTGTGCATAAACAGATGAAACAGCTTGAAGCATAATGGGTTCAACATTTGATTCGTCACTAACGACGACGTCACCAGGCACGCCCGTGGGTGCTTGGAACAGAAAAGCTTGCGCTGTAGGAAGGTATGAAGTCATAATTAAAATCTCCTTTTAATTCTTGTTATAAAATTTCTGATTAATCTCATTAAGCTTTTCGGCAGTCATGAATCCAGCATCAGTCTTTTCTGAATCCCTAACATGCTTTGTGCCAGCCAATTCTTTGGTTCGTTTGGCTTTAAGAAGCTCTGATGCCGCAATAAAAAGAGTATCGACAACATTAGCCGAATCAAATTTCGGCTTTCCGCCACTCAACGAATCAATAACAATTTTGCCATCTTTTGTGGCGTAAGCTGCCTTGAGAGCTTTAGCTTTGACATCTTTTGTGATTTCAATACCAGGCGAAAGAATCTCAGCACGCGAAGCGGTGTCACCTGTCATGAGGTTTTCTGCATCGTCTTCAGACTCTTCGTCTTCTTTGGCATCTTTTGATTCTTCTTCATCAGCCTTTTCGTCCTTAGGGGACATGGCTTCCATGATTTTTGCAACAGAAGCTTCAAGTGTTTTCAAACGGTCTTCAAGGCCTTGATCGTCGTCTTTGGCTTCGATTTCTTTGGCGCCGATTTCATCGTCCTTAGCTTTTTCTTCGGGCATGTCTTCTTTGGCATCTTTTGATCCCATTTTTTCAGCCATCGACGAGACTTTCTCGCCAAGGTCTTTGCACATCTTGACTAACTCATCCATGCCATAACCCATGTCGTCTTGAGCCTTTTTTTCTTCTGGCTTCTTCTCTTCGTCCTCAGCCATTTTCATAGCTTCGTCCTGGGCCTTGGCAAAAATAGCCTTGACCTTGTCCTTAAAACTCATCTTGTTTCCCTTTCCTTTGTGGTCATTAATAGCGTAAGCACTGCCGGCTCGGCCTTGTTCCACCAGAGCCAAATGATTTCCTATGATATTGGTTTGAATTCCCTTGCCTTCACCCGTTTGCTCATACTCGGCCTCATAACCACAGGACACTTCCCGCAAACCACTTTTCACTAAAAAAATGGCAGTGGCGTCCGTGATTAAAAGGTCTGCAATTAAATCGTCTTTTTGAGCCCCCTCACCACGTCTTACATTCTGAAGCATTCCCTTGGCAAGCTGAGACCAATTTTGTGGGCTCACGAACTCAGTTGGGTGAGTGATTGTGACAGCTTTTCCTTCAAACGATGCGATGGTCTCAGGACGAAAAACTTCTTTTTCATCCCTTTGAATCATCACTCGACCGTTCTTTGCATCGAGCGGGG